ATTAGATGTCTGATTAGATGTCTGATTAGATGTCTGATTAGATGTCTGATTAGATGTATTGGCTATACCAACAGGTCTGTATGGAGGTGTTATTATACGACTGTATGGAGTTGTTATTATACGAGTTGTAACGTTAACAGTAGGTTCTTCTGTATCTGTATCTGAATCTTGGGTGTTATCTTGGGTGTTATCTTGAGGATGATTGAGGATTACTGTTTCATCATCATCATCATCATCAGAACCCGTTTCATCATCCGAGTCAAAAGAACTTCCAAATTCACCGACTCCGTTGATTTGGGCTGCTTGTTCTGCTTGATGAATAACATGTGAGATGGTGTCCTCAAAATTAGAACGAAATATATTGGAGTGCCAGAATCTCTCTGAAGGAGAATATTCAGATTGATGATTGGTTAAGAATTCATCAAGAGAAATGTTTTTCGTATGATAACAAGAGCGAACATCACAAAATGGTAAATATTCAACACTTCTTACGTTTTTACTGATATCGCGTTTGATACTAGCCTTAGTGCGTCCAAAATTAGGATTATTGGCAATGAATATTTCTACTTTATAAAAGAAAGATTGTTTTTGATTGTAGAAGTTCGTATTGTCACGAGTGTATTGGAATTGCAGATATAATTCATAATAAGGTCGTAGTGTGTCAACAATAATATGTCTTGGAAATTCCGGTTCAATAGTGATTTTCTTAGCAGGTTTTTTTAATCTCTTATTGATAAAATCAATCATTTTATTAATACCTTTCCATAACGTATTACAGGGGGAGTTTGAAACATAACTGTGAATATATTTGGAAACAATAACAGTCGCATAATTTTCTTTAAAGTCATACAAACTGAAATTACAACGAAAGAATATATCAAATAATTCCTGATGTATCATGGTATTGAATTTGATAAAGAAATAGATATTATACAGAGCGGATTTAGAAAAAGGAATATTGGTATATGGGTTGAGAATAGGCAAGGAAGCACAGAAATAATCTTCACAATTTTCAAGACGGCTTTTAATAATCTGTATTAAATCATGAATTTTAAAATAATATGCGCTGTTATTTTGAAAGATACATATAGTAAAGCGACTATTTTTGTCGATAGGATTCAAAGAAAAATCATTATCAATAGCAGTTTTGCATACTCGGTGTCTACATAAGGATAGTAAACGACGAAATGCTTGGATAGTTCGCATATATTTGGAAACAATCAGTAAGATTTGGGGTTTATTATCTTGAAAGCGGTTTTCCAAGAAATATTGTAGTAGGTCAAATACATTAAGATCCGATATATGATGTAGATTCATGTTGAAGTATTGATAAAATGTATCCTTGAGACAAATATCGCTGATGGAATTATCCTCTATACGAAGTTCATTGTTATTTATATTTTCAACTAATTGAAGGTAGTCGGTAAATCCGGTTCCATTATAATTGTTATAATAGTCTTGTTTTGCACCCAATATTTTAGGTATAATATAATGTAAAAGTGTCATTATATTACATCGGTAGTATCTTTATATTTATTTCATTTATTTTTTGTCCTTGTTATCCTCAGTAAGAAGACGTTTTAAGACTTCATTATTGTGTTTTTTCTTGTCTTCGTCATTGGCTTCCTCACGACTATCAAAATCAACAGTTTCAGTGACACCGACAAGATTACCGTCTTCATCAATGGTTTGTGTAAGAACATTACCAGATTCTTCGGCTTTCTTGATATTGTCTTCAATTGCCTTTTGTTTAGTGTCACGGATACGTTTTTCGAATTCTTCTTTAGCACGAACTTCATTTTTTTGTTTTTCGTGATGTAATTGATTGAGTTCTTCTTCCATAAATTCAACACGTCCAGTCTTATAAGCATCCGGGTCCCAAGGAATCCACATACCAACTGGACCTACAAAAATATCGTGATTGGAATCAATGTCACGGAGTTTTTTGCATCTTTCTTCGGCTTCATCTTGAGTGTTGTATACTCCACGAACTTTCAATCCACGAACTGAAGTTTGGAAGGTATTCTTGCGATTAAAGTCTTCATTTAGGCGTTCTTCATTTTTATCCAAGAATGTCTTGTAATCATTATCAATAGGCATGGAACGTAATAACTCAGTTTCTTCTTTAGCGAAAGCATTAAAATCGGCAATGACATTTTCAATATTTAGGCTATATTTATGTGAAATGAAATGCATGAAATCAAAGAATTTTTCCATAGATTTAGTCATGTCCCATGATTTGATGAATTCTTCAAATAAAAATAATTCACGTTTTTTGAGAATATTCTCCGGAGAGACAAAAGAAAGACATGCGAATTTTTGTCCTGCAATAGGAGCATCTTCATCGCATAAGTCAACATATTTAGGATTTTCTACCCCATCAACCATTTTTCTTTCAAAGCTAGACATTTATATAATGAAGTAGATGATATTATTTATATTGGTTTTTAAAAAAAATCTTTAGGTATAATATATAATATGTTTGACGTCCAAGAGTTAATCAAGCGCATTGTTAAATACTTGTTCGAAGGTATTGTAGTAGCTTTAGTAGCATACACAATCCCAAAGAAAAGACTTGACATTGAAGAAGTCGTAATCATCGCATTAGTAGCTGCTATGACATTCAGTTTATTAGATGTTTTTGTTCCAGCAATGGGTGCAACTGCTCGTACTGGTGCTGGTTTCGGTATTGGTGCCAATTTAGTAGGTTTCCCAAAATTCGCTCCAAAAATCGCATAAATTTGAAAACATGAACTCATAAACTCATGAAAACAACAATACAACAATATAATAAAACAACAAAACAACAAATAATATTATACAGATTATATATAATATTATAAATGGAAGAACATCATAAAAATTTAATCATGTTTTATCAAACAACATTACGTAATGTAGGATTATATACTTCAATTTCATTCGGTGCATTAGGCTATTCACGTTATTATAGAGGAAAATCAAGTTTGTATAATATATCATTATTAGCAATCAGTATATTGTTTTTAGTAATCGCCGGAACCATCAATTATTATTTAATATTTGACATGAATTCTTTATTGCAAGCATACAATGATGAAAGTTTAAGTGAATATTTAACAAAATGGAGTATCATACCAAAAGGGGTTATTGTTATACAATTCATATTACTAGTTTTAGCATTATATACATTATTTCGTGAAGTTAGACAGTAGGGAAGAATTGCCAATCTAGTTCTTTACAGACTTCTTTCCAAATCATATCTTGTTCGAGTTGTTTTTCTCTATCTTTCATCATAGGAATGAAAGGCAAATATTGTGTTTGGTCCAATAGAACACATAATTGGTAAAGAGTGTATGTGTAATTGAAGAAATTCGTGCGATTAGGAGGACAATGAATCGCCCAAGGTTTTTGGATTTCAATAAATAAAACACATAAGGTTTCGTGTAATTCTTCATTCATCACAGGTGGTTTAATACCGAATATGGAATTGATATATTGAATATGCTCGAAATATTTATTGAGACCTAATTTTCTCAAAATTTCTCGCATTTTACCATAATTTAATTGCTTCATATCTGTGATACGTTCTTTCTTGATGCGGTCTTTAATAGCTTGTAAGACCTCATCAGGTATTTGAGTAGTCTCTTTCGCTTGAAATTGGGCGAGAATCTCCTTGAAATGATTCAGACGAATATATGCGGTATAAGATACTTCATTTGGTGGTTCTTTGTTACTTGGTTTGCCACCCTCAATAATATGACGAACAAAGCGCCCACATTCGGTATTGTTACATATGAGTACGCCTTCATCTTCTTGTGGTATAAATTCACCTTTATTGCAAAAATAACAAGTATCACATTCGACCGTGAAATCTTGAAGTAAGAGAGTTTCTTCATTAATATTTTTCCAATAGTTCTGATACATTTGCCTTGACGTATTGTATTTAGGATTTTTAATGTTGTCACCTCCATCACTAGTTTTAATTTTGAAAAAAGAATTAATAACATTGTTGTTTTGAGAATTTTCTCCGGAATGAATTTTCTGTTTTTGTTCGAAGTAAGTAAAGATGTATTTAGAATTTTCAAGAAAGTAATTGTTTTTCTCAGTCTTGTGTTTTTTGATTTTATTGGAGATTTGTTTAATACGGAATTGTAATTCTAGACGTTTATCAATGTTGTTACGTGGGAGTTCTAGAATATTTGCTTTCAATTCTGCTTTTTCTTTTTGAAGATTGGGGATGATGGTGTCATCCAAATTGGAAAAATATTCCATCATCTGGTCGTGTTTCACATCTAATGTAAAATTTTGATTTGAAGTCATTTAATTTGTAATAGGATGTAAAATAGGATGTGTAATAGAATGTAATAGGATACAAGTTTAAGTCATTTTTTATCAAATCGTTCATAATGTAATTGAAAAACATAATGATATAGCATATTATGCATCCAATGCATCAGATAAATACAGAAATGAAACCAATTCCTGAAAATATAAAGATAAACAGTAAGAAATTTCAAAAGATGGTATTTTTACACAATGCAATAGAAGATGGATGGACGGTCAAGAAAAGAGAAGACCATTATATATTTTCCAAGAAGCACGAACATAAAAAAGAGGTATTTCACAAGTTTTATTTAGAGAAATTCGTATTGAGTAACCAAGAAGTAAAAAATATTTCAGATATGACAGCACTTTAAGTCAGATACTAAATGATGATATACTAAATTCAAATACAATAAGAATACCGAGTGACTTTTAGCAAAACCAATAAAATATTGTAAATTATTTGAAAACTTTAGGAAAAATTATTATTTTACACATTTTACATATTTTACGTATTTTTCTGAAATTATTTTCTTTTCTTATAATATATAACAATGGGTGGTGCTTTAATGCAACTAGTAGCTTACGGGGCCCAAGATGTCTTCTTGACCGGTACCCCTGAAATCACTTTCTGGAAAGTCTCTTACAGACGTCATACCAACTTCGCCATGGAATCAATCGAACAAACCTTCTCAGGTCAAGCTGATTTCGGTCGTCGTGTAACATGTACTATCAGCCGTAATGGTGATCTTGCTTACCGTACTTATCTTCAAGTAACTTTACCACAAATCGACCAAACCTTAAATGGTACTAACGAAGATATCTATGCTCGTTGGTTAGATTTCCCAGGTGAACAATTAATCGCCCAAGTTGAAGTAGAAATTGGAGGTCAACGTATTGACCGTCAATATGGTGACTGGATGCACATCTGGAACCAACTTACTTTATCTGCCGAACAACAAAGCGGTTACAACAAAATGGTAGGTAACACTACTCAATTAACTTACTTAGTTGATCCTAACTGGGCTGCCCTTGATGGTCCATGTGCCGGTTCAACTGGTCCAGCACAAGTATGTGCTCCACGTAAAGCTCTTCCAGAAACCACTTTATACGTACCATTACAATTCTGGTTCAGCCGTAACCCAGGTCTTGCCCTTCCATTAATTGCTTTACAATACCATGAAGTAAAAATCAACATTGATTTCCGTCCAATTGGTGAATGTTTATGGGCTGTATCCACCACCGCTTCTGGTAGTGGTACCAACAAATCTGTATCTGCCGCTTACTCTCAATCCCTTGTAGCCGCTTCTTTATATGTTGATTATATCTTCTTAGATACCGATGAACGTAGAAAAATGGCACAAAACCCACATGAATACTTAATCGAACAAGTTCAATTCACTGGTGATGAATCTGTTGGTTCATCTTCCAACCGTATCAAATTAAACTTCAACCACCCATGTAAAGAATTAGTATGGGTAGTACAACCAGATGCCAATGTTGATTACTGTGCTCCATTAGAAGATGACAAAGACTTATTTGCTCTTCTTGGTGCACAACCATTCAACTACACTGATGCTCTTGATGTACTTTCCAACTCATTAACTGCATTCACCAACACTGCCGGTGCCTCAAGCATGGTTTCAGGTAATGCTTTTGTTGATGCATCAGGTGCTGGTGGATTCGTCAACGATGCTGCCGCATTCGTATTAGGTGAAGCCGCATTAGACATGCACTGTTGGGGTGAAAATCCAGTTGTAACTGCCAAATTACAATTAAACGGTCAAGATAGATTCTCTGAACGTGAAGGTTCATACTTTGATGTAGTTCAACCATTCCAACACCACACACGTGCCCCAGATTCTGGTATCAACGTATACTCTTTTGCTTTAAAACCAGAAGAACACCAACCATCTGGAACATGTAACTTCTCAAGAATTGATAACGCTGTTTTACAACTTGTATTAAGTTCAAACACCGTTTCAGGTTCTGACACTGCTAAAGTACGTGTCTATGCCGTTAACTACAATGTCTTACGTGTCATGAGTGGCATGGCAGGTGTTGCTTACTCAAATTGAGGTTACAGACTTTGACCGACAAAACAATTTTCTAATAAAATAAGTACAATGTATAATACTTATTTTACATGTTGTGTTTCAAGAAAAAATAGCTACAAAATATCCCGACGATTCCTAGATAAATAACGATTGATGAATACCTTGCATAATCATGTTTTTGGATAGTTTCTTCTAGTTCTTTTCGAATCAAATCTTGATTTTTTATGGCTGTGTCGAAATGAATATTTGATACATCTTCCAAACCGGTATTTTTCAAATCATCTATTGTTTTCAATAACTTACTTTCAATATGACAATCGTGGAAAAACTTAGAAGCAACTATATAACCATGATAAAACAGTAATTTTAAAAATTCTTCCGATACAGGAAAAATGGAAAACTGTTTCGGGATATTGAATTCGGGTATTATGGCTCTACTAGGGTCTTTGAAACATCCACAACTGCAATTTCTACGATGAGAAACCATTAAACACGAACGATTACCTGGATTTTGATGAGGAAGAGTAAATACACCGTCTATAAGCCATTTGTTATCATATACGTATGGTGTAAATCCACCTAAAATTGGTAAAAAAGATGTTGCTTTCAGTATATTCACTATATCCTGTCGATATCTATATGTGTTATATGTTACGGCTTTCATAAAAACTCCATTGTGTATTTCAGTACAAGCTACGGTCAGTCGTTCATTACATTTTATATGAGCGTCGGTCGGACAGATTCTATCACACCCAGCGTGCGCTAGCTCTATCATTTTAGTGAAATCCCTTGATTGAATCTGTTTTGCCTGGATGACTTCTGCTGCCAATCTTAGATTATCATAGTCACAACATAAGGAACACCCTACAATTGCACCAGCACTAGTTCCATACACTTTTACTCGTTTCATATGAAAATGATTTTGTAAATAATGAAGTACGCCTAATTGGAAAATGTAAAGCCAACCACTTGCTGGAAAACTTATTTCTTTAAAGGGAAACTCTTTCATGTTTATATGTTTATGTGATTGTATTATATTTGTATGACATCGTAATTTAATAAAACAAACATAAATCTACATCATCTCTACAACTACCTCATAACAGTCATTTTCTTCCAAATAGACCGAACACATTTCAATTTCCTCTTCTAAATGTACTACTGGTTTGCTTTCCCATTCGGAATATGGAATTGCCTTTGTGGTTGAACTTTCTAATAAGAGCAGTTGTTGCATAGCTTGTAATCGTCTTTCTAATGGTTTCATTTTTTTATTCAATTTACGCTATAATTGCTTCCATCGTCATTCAAACTGTAATACAGAATTCCAGTTAGGAAAACCCAAAACATAACATACTCTCTTCCAATGATGTCCTTTATCTACTTCCATACCAATTGC